CAACGGCTAGTGCCGGCGGCGGAAGCAATTTGGTCAGTACACTAGGGTATCGTGTTGCACGACGTTGGGATGGCTACGACTCTTTTGATGCTTACATTCCGGTTGCTATGTTGTACAATCGTGCATTGAGTGCCAATGAAGTTAGCCAAAACTTCAATTATTTTAGAACAAGGTACGGGGTATGAACATAGGTGGTGGAATTAACATAGGTGGTGGCATAAGCATTCGAACAGAATCGAGTTTAAGTTATGTCACCACTGGCCTGTTGTTTAATCTTGATATGCAAAACTATGTGTCAGGAACAACTTGGCCCGATAATAGTGGCAATAACAATAATTTTACCTTCTATCAAGCACCCACTGGTAGCAGTTATGGCACGGTGTACAATACTGGTACAAGACAGGCCTATTGGAGTAGTCCTGGAAATAACGGTGCAGTTGCAGCCAGTGCTATATTCCCGGCAAACACTGACTATAGCAAAGGTATTGTGTTTCAGTTCACGGCATCAACCTTTTTTAACCTAATAGGATCTGGTACTAACGAAACATTTTGGGGTGCCGGTGGTACCACATTATATGCTGGTAATAATAACGGTGATGGTTATCAAGTAGTAGGGTCTAATATCACACTCAGTGCCAATACATGGTACTATGTTTCGATGAGTTTTAGCGGGACTACGGGTTGGACTATCTATATAAATGGTGTGGCTCATGGAACCAGTGCTTCTACTGTAAATAGACCAGCAGCATCAACCCCAGAAATATTTGCGTATCAAGGCAATGCCAACAACACGACTGGTAAAGTTTCTGTGGCACACGTATACACTAGGGCATTGACTGCTGCAGAACATCTTCAAAATGCCACTTATTATTTGACTAGATATAACGGATCAAGTCCAGCCTAAACAATTGATTCTAGCCATCCTATATTATAAATACCCAATAAGGAATAACAATGCCATTAATCGGACCGGGAATTATAATAGGTGAAGGAATAACACCTAAAGTAGGATTACTATTATGATAATAACTCCCGGTGGTGTTGTATTTGGTAATGGTGTGATACTAGCTGATCCTACGCCAGTAGCTTCAGGGCTAATAGTAAATGGATTATTGTTTAATCTTGACATGCAGAACTATGCATCGGGCACCACTTGGCCTGACAATAGCGGACTTGGTAACAACTTTGCTTTTTCTGGAACTCCAACAATAACCAACCCCAGTACCAGTACAGCTTATTTTACTTCGGGAAGTGTTTATGCCACTGCCGCTAGTGCTATATTTGGTGCGGTTGCTAACTATAGTAAAGGTATTGTGGTTCGCGGTAACGGGTCAAGTTTTGGCACAGGTAATTTGATTAGTAGTACAGGCGGAGAGGCATGGTATTTTAATGGCGGTAATGCATTGTATGGGGGTAACAACAATGGCGATGGTGTTAATACATCATATCAAAGCAGTGGCACAGAGGCTTACAATGTTTGGTATTATTTGAGCATGACATTTATTACCGGAACAGGATGGCAATTTTATGTAAATGGCACTCCGGTTACTACCTTTAGCGCATCAACAGTTGGGAAACTGGCCAGTACACCACAGATTGGTGCTTTCGCTAACAGTTACAATTTTACCGGTAGTATCGCAGTTGCACATGCCTATACTAGAGCATTGAGTGCTGCGGAACATCTTCAAAATGCCACCTATTATTTGACTAGATATAACGGATCAAGTCCTGCCTAAACCATTGATTTTGCCCAAAATATCGTATATAATAGTACGATGCTGAACTCGATTCTAGACACAGTCAATACATTACTGCCCGCAAAACGTAAAACAAATTCAACTAGCGGTTGGACAAGTTTTAACGCAGTCTGTTGTCATAACAGAGGCGAAACACAAGATACCCGTGGTAGGGGTGGTATTATTACGAATTCCAACGGTGCTATATCTTACTCGTGTTTTAACTGCAATTATACTGCAAACTATACTCCAGGTAGACATTTAAACTATAAGTTTCGCAAACTGTTGAGCTGGTTGGGCGCAGATGATACCACAGTAAAACGTTTAGTTATTGATGCTATACGTATCAAGGAACTTGTTGAGCCTGAAAAGGTTGAAGAAATCAAAGAAGAAATTACGTTCAAACCAAGACCATTGCCTGCGGAAGCACAGAGTTTTATGGCACTGGAAACGTTTTATCAATTGAAGGGTGATGCTGCAAGTGGAAGCCCTCCGCATCATGATCCTGTGTTGTATATGGCACAACGTGCAATAGATTTGCAAAAATATGAATGCTACTATACCACAGAACAACAGTATAACTTACACAAACGAGTTATAATTCCCTTTACTTGGCGAAACGAAATAATTGGATATAGTGCTAGAGCATTTGATGCACAAGTAAAGCCCAAATATTATTCTAGTTACGACCCCAATTATGTGTTTAACATAGATAAACAATTGCCAGATGCCAAGTTTGTGATTGTATGCGAAGGCCCGTTGGATGCTATGAGTATTGATGGGGTAGCTGTATTAAGCAATGAATGCAGTGAGCAACAAGCAGATATTATTGACAGTTTAGGACGTGAAGTCATTGTGGTTCCAGATTATGATCGAGCCGGAGTAAAGTTAATCAATGATGCATTGGAGTATGGATGGAGCGTTAGTTTTCCATTATGGTTTGGGACTTTTAAAGATATTAATGAAGCAGTCATAAAGTATGGAAAACTATTTGTGTTAAAAAGTATCATTGAAGCAAAAGAATCCAGTAAGTTAAAAATCGAACTAAAAAAGAAAAAATTAAATCATGGTTGACAATGCTAATGAACCACTATTTAAACTTCGTGGGCAAATATTTAATAAGTGGGGCAAGGATCAAACAGGCCTAGTATCCTACAGACTTAATCGTCAAGGATTTAGGAGTTTACAAGATTATGATTGGACTCCGGAATACGCCTTTTTTGGAGGTAGTTCAATATTTGGCATCGGAGTAGACGAAGATAAGACAACAGTATCGTATTTCCCCAACTCACAAAATTACGGAATTGCTGGTGACTATTTGAATAGGGATAGTATTATAAATCTAACAAACTTTTTAAATTCACCTATATATTCTAATAAAGTAAAAATAATTTTCTTCTGGGTTGATCGTATAGGGCAAGAGGATATACCTACGCTGGTACAGGAAACAGATAATCTAACATCTAATATTCTACACATAAGTCAAGGATTGAAACATCCCAAATTAATAAGCCTAATGATGCACATTGATCGCGATGTAAGTAACACACATCCGGGACCAAAAACTCATAAACTTTGGTCCGACACAATAAAGTTATTAATCAAATGAAGTCTAACCCCCATATCTGTGTGGCATTTAATAGCGGTAGTGGTGGAGATTTTTTAGTATCTGTACTAACACAAAATGCCATAAAAATAGACAACCAAGGAATGGTATTAAATCCTCCTGGCAATGCTTTTAAGAAAGCCTGTGAACATTTTTTCTTATCAAAATTCAAAGCAGAATCTTTTTCTAATATTGAGATAGATCCAATAGTAAATACACATCACTGTTATCAAGAAATAATAGATCTATTTCCCGATTGTGAATTTTACTTTATTGATGATGGTAACTATATAAAAACCACAGTAGAAGTATATATTGACAAACGATTGACAAACGAAACATTGTTAGATTGGTTGCACAGAACAAATTCATTTGATCAAATTAAAAAAATAAAAAATGTAACTGATGATCAAATAAAAACTATTATGTATAATGATTGGCGAAAATGTCTTAATGGATGGCAATCTTTAGGCTTAAAAAGAATTGATTTAGTGGAGATAGTGGATAGAGAAAAGTGTCGTAATCTAGTGGAATCTATGTTACAATCAGACATTAACTTAGAACAATTCAAATCAGTCCATGATTTATGGACCAGCAAAAATAAGAAATTAATAAACATATTATGATAAAAGAATATACCCCAGATTTACAAAAATTATTTTTAGAAATGATGCTCCAGGACGGTAGCAGTTATGTCCGTGTACAAAATATTTACAATCCCGATAATTTTGATAGAAGTCTTCGTGCAGTTGCAGAGTTTATTAAAACACACACAGACAGTCACAAAACTCTGCCCAGTTATGAACAGATAAAAGCCACAACAGGCGTAGAACTAAAACCAGTGCCCGAACTAAATGAGGGGCATTATGATTGGTTTATGCAGGAGTTTGAAGGATTTACTAAACGCCAGGAACTGGAACGTGCGATTTTAAAAGCCGCAGACATGTTGGAAAAAGGTGACTATGATCCTGTAGAAAAACTTATCAAAGACGCAGTACAAATCAGTTTGCAAAAAGACATGGGTACTGATTACTTTTATAATCCTGCAGAACGTATTAACAGATATTACAACAGTGGCGGACAAGTCAGTACTGGTTGGCCACAGATGGATAGACTATTGTATGGTGGATTTAGTCGAGGTGAACTAAACATATTTGCCGGTGGATCAGGATCAGGTAAATCTTTAGTTATGATGAATATAGCATTGAGTTGGCTACAACAGGGACTTAGTGGTGTTTATATAACATTGGAATTGAGTGAAGAACTAACCGGTTTAAGAACTGATGCTATGCTAACTGGTATGGGTACAAAAGACATACGCAAAGATGTGGATACAACTTCTATGAAGGTTGTTATGGTCAGTAAAAAAGCCGGCAAGTATAGGATCAAAGCATTACCGGCACAGAGCAACGTAAACGATATTCGCAGTTACTTAAAAGAAGTACAGATACAAACAGGTATTAAAGTTGACTTTGTCATGGTGGATTATTTGGACTTAGTTATGCCGGTGAGTGTTAAAGTTAATCCCAATGATCAGTTTATTAAAGACAAGTATGTTGCTGAGGAATTGCGTAACCTGGCCAAAGAATTAAACATATTATTAGTAACTGCAAGTCAGTTAAATCGTAGTGCAGTTGAAGAAGTAGAATTTGATCACAGTCATATTGCTGGCGGTATTAGTAAGATTAACACAGCTGATAACGTGTTTGGTATCTTTACAAGTCGTGCAATGCGTGAACGTGGGCGGTATCAAATACAATGTATGAAGTCTAGATCAAGTACTGGTGTAGGGCAAAAGATTGATTTGGAATACAATATTGAAACTATGCGTATCACTGATCCAGGCCTAGATACCGAATCGGGATTTGGTCCACCCAAGGCCAGTATCATGGAACAGATCAAAGACAATCCCCGACAGTTTATTAAACCCGAGGCCAAACCCGGACAGGGACTCGATATGCCTGCAATCAGTGCAGAAGTACAAAGCACTAAACTCAAAAGTATGCTTGCTGGATTAAAGAGTAAATCAGAATGAAAATTTTAATTTGCGGAGATAGTTATTGTGTAACAGATCCAAAATTTCCAGATCTACATTGGTCAGAAAAAATTTTGGACAATGATCCAAATTTTGAAGTACTAAATCTTGCCTATGGGGGATGTAGTAATGCAATGATCAATTTGCAGTTACTCCAAGGATTAAAATTAAATCCAGATTTTGTTATTATTTCTTTTACTACGGATGGTAGATACGAAATAGACAAAAATATTTCAGCGTTACCTAAAGAATTATCAGCACAGGAGTTATCAAACTATCATTATGCAAGATATACAACTAACAACTATCAAATTGATACTGACATTAAAAAAACAATTGAAAAATACAAACTAACTGCATCTTCGCAAAACTTTGAAAGACTTAAAAATTATTTTTATATTTCTTTTTGTTTAACAACACTAACAATAAAAAATATTCCTTTTTGTTTTAGTTTAGGAGGATTTGAGTTTAATCAGGATTATACCAATTTTATTAATTCAAATTATATAGAAAATTTTATTGTTAATTATTCTCAAAATCAATTGAGCACGAACTTGTGGTATCACGGACAAAAGACAAGCCCTTATTTTCACGTTGATGACGACAAAGTCCAAACATTGTTTGCAAATGAATGTCTGTATCGGATTCGTAAATGACCTGTATTGACGCTTATAAAAATCTAAATATTGTATCAAAAAATAATGCTATACAAATTTCTCCTTGTTGCATCAGTCCCACACAACAGGTAAGCCAAATTAATTTTTATAACAACAACTATCTAGTAGAGATTAGACAAGCGTGGGAACGCAACCAGTCGCCCGCGGCATGTGTGGCCTGTGACAAGGCCGGTGACTCTAGTAGACGTATAGGATCCAACAGTTGGTATCGAGATAATGGTTTGTTCAACCACCAAGTTGAACTAATTAGACTTGATTATTGGACCGGAGACACTTGCAATCTACGTTGCGTTATATGCGGACCTGACAATAGTAGTGCTTGGGCGAAAGAATTAGATCTCCCCTTACAACACCGACATCGATCGGTCAATACTATTTGGAAAACTTTAGATTTGAATAAGTTAAAGTATATACATTTCAATGGTGGTGAGCCGTTATTAAGTAAAGAACATGTTGAATTCTTAGATGCTATCCCGATAAAAAGTCAAGTTCATATCAATTATAACACAAATGGTACCGTCTTGCCGTCAAAAAACCTACTAGATTTGTGGGCTCAATTCAAATTAGTACAACTTGATTTTAGCATAGACGACATAGGGGAAAGGTTTGAATACCAACGATTTCCGGCATCGTGGGCTGAAGTGACTAAAAATTTGCAGTGGTATATAGATATGAGTCCGGTAAATTGCATGTTTGCCGTTAATACCACAGTGGGAATCTTAAATTACTCAAACTTATCCAATTTGAATTCTTGGCTCAAAAGCAATTTCAATGCCAACAGAGTAACTGACCCTATAGAACACAGAACCCAACCTGCAATGGGTTTGTTTGCTTTGAATTTCAGCAAAAAACTTACAAATGAAATGTCACAATTCCTGGACAAATTAGACATAAGGCGTAATACAAACTGGCGAAAGACATTCCCAGAACTTGCTAACTCCGTATAAATATAACATAGATTGGAGCAAATCTTGCAAAAGCGGACCCATAGCATATTAGAAGAATTAGCCACTATGAGCCCTCAGAGAGACAAAAAGAGTCTCATTGAGAGTCGTGCAACTAATGTCATCGCTAGTGCTATAAACCTACTAAACTATATACGAGAGAATTATGATGCTGAACAGGCAGCAGAATTAGAGCGCAGACTCTTGAATAGTATCCGTACACAAGATCCCAATAAATTTACCCGTGGGGTACGCAGATTGGATCAAAATGAAGATTAATGAAATTATAATGGAAGCACCCCCCCTAGTTTCAAAACTTGGTGGCTTGGCTAAAACCGGATTCTCAAAAGCCAAGAATTTGGTAGCACCCAGTGAGGGGCAAAAACAATTAAATAATGTCGCCAATGTTTTTATTGGTCGATGGAATAATTTAATATCACAAGACCCCAGCAACAACACACCGGAAAATCTACAACAATTTTTAAAACAAGCCACTCCCCGAGCTCCTGGTATAATATCAAAAGTTGCGACCCCTGCGTCAATGAAATCTAGTGATGTTAATAACTATATTAGAACTGTCCTTGGCAAATATCTAAGTTATACCGCAATTAATTCAACAGGCATGTCAGATCCCACACGTACTAAATCCTCATCTCCTCAACAAAAGCCCAAATACAAAATGGTCAATGGCCAATTAGTTCAAGTTCCAGAACAACCAGCACCTCAACAGCCTACACCAGCACCAACTCCCGCAGGTCCGCAACTGGCAACAGGGGTGGAAATTAAAAATAATGAACCAATCATTATTAGTACTGGGCGTGGCAAAGACTTTGGACTCAACGATCAAGGTCAATGGGTTCATTTGGCCAGTGGTAAAGTACCAACTGAGGCTATGCAAGCATTTCTAAGTCAACAACACAATCTACATCTAGGAACATAAATGATATTGCTAGAAGGCGGAAACGTATTTAAAGATGCTAAGAAAGTTCCTTTAACACAAAGGATAAATCGTAACGATGTTCCTACCACAGTGGCATGGCTTGAGCAAGTTACAGGTTTAAATTTAAAAGGCGAACTACTGGGCAGTACTGGTGTTACTGAAACATCAGGTGATATTGATCTAGCACTAGACGGTAATGTAATTAAAAAAGATGCAGTAATTGGTGTATTAACTAATTGGTGTAAGAAACAGGGCATACCTGATGATCAAATTATTAATAGTAAAGCCAAAGGCAAAGAACCTGCACATTTAGATCGTTGGATCGATGCCACTGGCATTGAAGTGCATTTTCGTGCGCCTATCAACGGCAATCCTAAAATGGGTTATGTGCAGGTAGACTTTAACTTCTTGACTAACATGAAGTGGAGTAAGTTTATGTTAGCGGCAATGCCTGCTGGCAGTCAGTTTAAAGGTGTTGATCGTGCAGTATTGTTTAATAGCATTGGTAAACCTCTAGGTGTTAAAGTAAATGTAATTACCGGAGTCCATGATAGAATCACTAACGAACTAGTTACTAATGATCCTGCTAAAATGGCACACATATTTTTTGATGGTCGTGGTACTGTAAAGGATCTAGCCAGCGTTGAGTCAACAATCTCTGCACTACGTAACGATCCCAAACGCAACGAAAAGTTAGCAGACTTTGCAGAATACCTAGCAAAAAGTGGGCGCCAAATGCCACAACTAGAACAAAGCGAACATCCCACTGAGTGGTTTAGACACATACAACAAAAGTTAAAATGAAAAGTACTGAATTTATAACAGAATCCCCTCAGTCATGGGCTGCACAAGAATGGATTGATAAAATATACAATCATTTTGCGGACTGGAATTATGGTCGTGGTGATAAAGTTATGGTATGGGGCGAGGGTGAAGATCAACAATTTGCAGTATTTGCACTAAAGCCAAGCATGAGCAAACGTAATGCAGTTGAAGTTGATTGGTTCCAAGCATACCCTTTACGCAGTGGCGTCGGAACCCGTGCAATGAAAAAACTACAAGATATGGCACAACAGGATAACATTACACTGACATTATATCCTTGGGACAAAGGGCAAGTCAGTCAACGAGCACTTACTGGATTTTATAAAAAACAGGGATTTAAACCACAAGCCAAAGGGGCTAAACACATGGCATGGGAACCCGCACAATGAAATATTCAAACGGCTTTATACAGATGCTTACAGAAGGTGCACGTACACCACACCCCGAGGATTTTATATTCCAAGGCAGTGATCAAGCATTGGCAGTTGTAGATGCTATGGCCAATGCAGTCAGTACTCCAGAAAAAGTAACAATTAAATGGGACGGCAGTCCTGCTATTGTATTTGGTCGTAGAACTGCTGACGGTATGTTTACAATGAACTACAAAGAGTACATTGGTAATCCTGGCGGACAAGTCACAAGTGCACAAGAATTAATTCAATACTTTCAACAAAACAACAAGAATATGATTGTTGCTGAAAAGCTGGCTAAAGCATTTAATGCAGTGGGCAGTATTTGCCCCCCAACATTTAAAGGATTTGTTCAGGGCGATCTAATGTGGACCGATCCTGGTACTGATATTGTAGAGCATGATGGAAAATTTGTATTTAAAGCAAATCCCTACGGTGTTACTTATAAAGTAGATGTAGCAAGTCCGATTGGTAAACAGATAGCGGGCAGACAAATTGGACTAGCAGTTCATAGTGCTGGTACTGATATACAGGCCAGTGCTGATACTCCTCTAGTGGGTCGACACACAATGAACGGGCTAGAAGGCTTGACTGGAAGTAATCAATATATCACAGTATTCACAGGAAATATGAATACTAAATTTAAAATGAAGACTCCGGTAAAATTAATTGATGCCGCAAAACGTGCTATTAATAATTTTGCAGTCAAAGGCGGAAATGAATTTTTAGCAGGATTAACAGGCGCTAGTAAATCTACCCTGCAGACATACTACAATAGAAAAGTCAGTAAGCAGGCAGTAGATGGTAATTGGTTGCAGGGTAAACTAACAAAGCCCCAGTTTGCAGTATTTGCCGCAAAAGAAAATAAGCCTATTGTACTAGCATTAGATGAGGTTTATTCAGCAATAACCGCAGTCAAACTAGCACTTTTAGCCGAATTAGAGCCACAAGTTGGTGGTATAGAGCAGTGGGTAACCCCCGGAAAAGATGCGGCACCTATTCCTAAGGGCGAGGGATTTAATATAGATAGTCCTGTGGGCTTTATTAAACTAGTAAACAGGGGCGAATTTAGCGCCGGCAATTTCGCAGGAAGATCATAGGTTTTTTGCAGAAATGCTAAATAATTACATGCAGTCCTAGGACTCATTATTTTTTAAAGGAAAAAGAAAATGGCAATTTTTACAAGAATTAACGGTGACGCATATGGCGTAGTTAACGTTGACGCAGGTCGTTACCCAAGTGGTAATACATACCCAATCAACACAGGTATCGCAGCTCCATTAGTAGCATATAAAGTTACTCTAGCCGCTGGTACTCCAAGTGGTGCATATGGTAATTTGGCAGCTGAATTGACAACTGGTGGTGCAGTTGAGACAATGTTACGCTATATTGAAGGTAACGCTACTATCCTAGCATATCAAGTTGATGCTGGTACATCTGGTGCTGCTCAATTGAGCGTATTGGTAGAGCGTAGTGGTTGGGCTTCTGACACAGCACTACAAACTTTCATTGGAACAGGTGCTGGACAATTTACACCTGCTATTGGTGGTAACATTGGTGCTACTGGTAACATCTGGGTAAGCTCAAACAGTATCACTGTTAGCTCAGCTGGTGGATTGAAGTTAGCTTAATAGTTTTTTAACTATAGCAAAAACCCACTACGGTGGGTTTTTTCTTGACTAAATATTCGCATGCAGGATAACATACAAATTTATACGTTATATACTCTAGTGGATATTACCCCCACTAGAGTAACTCGTGGGATAGATAGTCTTGAGAGAGATCAACAACGTAATTGGGAAACAGTCTTACAGACAGTGGGATTAGTAACACAACCTATAACTCTAATAGATCCCCACTACGTAGAGGTCGACACTAAGTGGACTGAGTTTGGCGAATTTTATGAGGGTGAGCATAAAGTTTGGAGTTGGCGATTTGCTGTAGAGCACAGTGATGTTTTTGCTCGCGGTGAGAATGAAGTCGGAATACTTGAAGAATTATTTGAACAAGTACCTATTATCTGTGGACTAGAAGAAACTGCACGGTTTATGTTGCCCATATTTCATCCCTATGGGGCAATAAAAAACATATACTTTACTAGAAATACATAAAGTAATAAATACTACTTGATGCTCAGGCACCACATAGGCATATATTAAGGCTCACATTAAGGCATATTTTAGAAGCGTCGTATAACCACGAGAACAAAAATGGCCGGAACCGATATTGAAAAGAAAAGCCTGGAGGCGCACGTTGAGTTATGTGCTGAAAGGTATAATAGCTTGGAAACAAAATTAAATAATCTAGAAGGTCGTATGGACAAACTAGAATCGCATCTGTTAGACATCAAAG